CGGTGGCCTCATTCAGGTCGATCAGGGTCAGGCTGTAGGTCAGCGCGGTATCATCAAACAGGGTCAGGCAGACCAACAGGCGGCGCACGGTTTCCAGCGTCCAGAAGTCACCGGCGGCAAACATCAGGTCGAGCGCCTTGCCAATCTGCCTGCGCATGGCTTCGGGGTTGCTGGGCTTGCGGCCTCGGCGGTCGCGCTTCATGTCCTCATAGGGAACGGCGTAGGGGCAGACGGGCGGCTGCTTCTTCTTGCTCATGCCTTGCCGCCTCCCTTCTGCGTGGTCTGTGTGGATCGGTTCGGCAGGACGAGCGGCAGCGTTGCCATGATCTTGTCGGCATGTTCAGAGGATGCGATGATTCGCACAAGGCGGTAGATGTTCGGGGTGCTCTTGTACTTCTCCGGGATCGGCAGCGCATAGGCCTCGTTCAGGGTCATCATACAGACTCGCCTCCTTCCTGCTTCTGTCCCATGGCTCGGAGAGTGTCGCCAGCACCGGAAGAAAGGACGATCTCAAGAGCTGCCATGATCTCCCTGCTCCGGCCTGTGCTGTAGATGTACTCTGCCAGCTTGCGGATGTTGGACTTCTGCGGGGCGGTGCTGGTGCTCATGCCTTGCTGCCTCTCTTCTTCTGCTGGGCGTGGTAGCGGTTGATGATCGCCCAAATCTTGTGGACGGTCGCGGGGTCGTCGATGCTTCCGATCTGCTGGGCGATGACCTTCTTCTCGGCCTCAACGATTTGCTCAATGGTGACGTTGCTCATGCGGTCGCGCCTCCCTTCTCGGTGGGCTGTTGCTCTCGTTTTCCTCCGAGAAAGAGGCTGAGCGCAGCAAGCATCCACTCGGGATCTTCGCTGTCGTTGATGAGCTTGTTGAATTTCTCGTTGTTGGTCATGGAATCTTCCTCCTATCGGATCAGGGAGGCCGCTCTCGGCGGCGCTCCCGGTGTTCTGGGTTACTGATTGAGGATCAGGTTACAAGCCTTCTCGGCCTGTCCTGCGGCGCTGACGATCATGCGCTTGTCGTTGCTCAGCGCCTTGAGCCAGCTCTGGATATAGGCAGCGGAGTTGCGGAAACTGCTGGAGGTTTCAAGGCCAGCATGGTTGACCAGAGCGGCAGCTCCGATCTCAGCAACCAATTCTTCTTTGCTGTACTCCTCCGATCCGAAGAAGGCAGGCTTTGCAAGGCGATTGAGGCGGCTGCTGTGGCCTGTGCTGTGCGTCAGCTCGTGGAAGGCGGTGCTGTAATACTCGGCAACTTCCTTGAACTGTGCCAGCAGCGGGAGCGTTACGGTGTCGGCGCTTGGCCTGTAGTAGGCTCGGTCGCCTTCCTGATGGATCAGTTTCACGCCGGAGCGCGTCAGGTAGTCGGTGATGATCGCGTCGGCAGCGGCATCAGGTTCGATGCTCGGTGCGGCTGTGCTGGTCTCGTGCCGGGGCTTGATGCCTTCGCACTGGTCGATGTGGAATACGGAGAAGTGCCGGAGGAAGGGGATTTTCTTGATTTCGCCGGGGTTCTGCTCGTCCTCCTGCTCGATCCACTTCCAGAAGACTACGAAGCTGGCCTTCTCGCCCTTGCGGATGTGACCGCCTTCCTTCTGGCACTGGGCGAAGGTCAGGTATTCGCCGGGCTTGCCGAGGATCATCTGATTCAGCAGGCTGTAGGGCTTGCCTGTGCTGTGGCTGATCGCGCAGCCCTTGCCGGAGATGATCCAAGGTTTATGCCAGGGGATCACGCCTTGCTCAAGCTGGGTGATGATCCGGTCGGTGACTTGCTGGTAAATATCCTGCTTCACGGGTTCTCCTCCTCTTGTGGGAGGGCGGCGGCCTGTGCTATAATCAAGCCGTCGCCCTTGGTCGTAGCTGGTTCGGGGTGACGCTGGAGGCGCTTGGGGAAGCGTCTCTTTTTTAGTTGATGGAGAAGCGGCGGATCGTGGTGGTCTTGGTAAACTGGGCAGCCAGTTCCGGCATGGCCTTCTTAAAGGCGCTGGAGTCGAAGCGGCTGGAGGTGACTGCCTTCCAAGTGATCTTGAAAGCGCCGGCGATCATGGTTTCCTTGTCGCCCATCTCCTGCTTGATCTCCTCCTCGATGGCGGCGATCTCTGCATCCAGCTCTTCGCGCATGGCCTTGAGTTCCTTCAGCTCCTCGGCCTTGCTTCTGATCTCGTTGATACTCATGTGGTGTTCCTCCTCTTTCTATTGGTTTGGGATGATCCGCTCGGCTCGTGCCCTTGCTCCTGTGCCAACGTGGTGGGCGGCTAGCGTCTCGCTCATAGCACCGAGCGGTGTTCCCTTGCTGTGATTAAATCATACACTTAAATCAAGTGTATATCAATATCGGAATGATACACAGGAATTAAGTGTATACTTTGTGCATTTTGTACACTTGGATTAAGTGTAGTTTGGTGCTATAATAAAGAAGATAAAGGAGGTGAATACATGCCGATCAGATTCAAGATTGACGTGCTTGCAGCTCTCAAGGATGCAGGATACAGCTCTGCACGTATTCGGAAGGATAAGCTGATGGGTGAGGCCACTCTGCAGCAGCTTCGACACGGAGTGCTTGTCTCGTGGAAAACTATGGAAACTCTATGCCGCCTGCTTAACTGCCAGCCTGGGGACATCATCGAATATGTTCCTGCTGCGGAGCAGGCCGAAGCGCTGGAGGAATAAAAAAGACCACACGTCATTGACGCATGGCCTGATCTGGTGTAGAATGTAGTCAAGAGGTTCGCCCCTCGCACGATGACTGCTTGCTTCCGCAAGAGATCAAGTTCGAAAAGCATCTGCCGCCGACGTAGCTGCAACTACACGGCGGCTTTGCTTTATCTCTGACGCATACCGAAGTAAACTGTCAGGACGATAGAAGCAACGGCCAGAAGAGCGTTGAACAAATCAACGTTCGACATGGGCATCACCTCGCTTCCTGCTTTTGTAGAGCGAAAGCGAGACGGCCACCGTGCAAGTCCTCTTGACTACGCAAACAGCATAACACAGACCGTCAGGGATCGCAAGCCTGAACGGTCTTTTTCTATGTCAGGACAAATAGACTGACTTTGCCTTTAGAAGCGCTCAAAGCCTCCTGTGAGCGTTTCTGCTCTTGGAAGGGGAAACTATCAGGCGAAACTGTGCGGCGTGTCCTGCGTCATCCTGCGGCTCGGAGTGGGTATGCAGATGGCACGGAGATGGTGCAGAGGCTGGAAGCGCATGGAAATGTGGAAGCGATTCGGAGGAGCTGCGGCCTGCTGAGCAGTTCGATGCCTGGGGGATATGATCGGCTGCCGGAGCGCTGGCCTGATCCGGCTGGAGGCATGCTGTCTATGCGTATGGAATGCAATGGATCTTCTTTTTTCTTCTCTCTCACTGCTCTGCTGCTGGCTGGAAAAATGAAAATCCTGGGAGTGAACCAGGGTGGGTAACCCCGAATCGACCACCGGACGTGGGCGCTAAAGGGGCTTATAATACCTCGATGCGCCCGTCTGAGCCCCCTCCCCCGGTACACCGAAATCAAAAACCATACATCTGTGGGCGGTTTTCGGGTGCATCATTCACCAGCAGGTTCGGTTTTCCCCAAAAATAAAATAAGCGGGGTGGGCGGTCAAAAAACGGAATCGGTATGGCATTGCAGGAAAGCAGGCGTTTCCTTGAAAAATCGACGATTTTGTGCGCGGTATACCACTTGCATGCACGCCTAGCTGCGCTCGTTTGCTGATCAAACGGATTATTCATCTGGCAAAAAGCTAGCGCAACCTTGAAAAGTCGGCGGAATTTGCACGGATTATTCATCTAGTGGGCGAGGAGAGAACAGCCTCGATGCGCGCGTTTCGCGCACCCTCCCGGGGACTGGTTTGTTCGGGGGATATCACCGATATACCGTGAAATCGCTACCGCTTTATGCGAGGGGATTCTAAATTGATTATCGTCGAACGTGTTCGGGCGGCAACCTCCTGCAAATACTGGATTTCTCGCCGCAAGTTCACCGGATTATCAGCGCAGGGAACGCCTATATGCGCTCGTCTTACGCCCCTCCCCGGGGGTATTGCCACATAAAAAAGCGCCCCTGCCGCTCGGGATCGCGGCAAGGGCCAAGGGAGATGAGGCAGAACAAAATGTACATCGGAATTATAGCATGCGGCTGCTGAAAGTTCAACGGTCTGTCATGGGCAAAAAGGTTTTCAGTTCCGCAGAATCCAGATACCCGGCATCAGCCAGCGATTGCAGAAGTGCAGCATATGCGGTTTGTTGTGCCTGCTTTTTCTGTCTACGCTCAGCATAATGGATGCGGCGGAGTGCTTCGTGTTCAACGACAGAAGCGCCGGTATTGAGGAAATTCTGCAGGCCACCTCTTCCGACGACGTCACCGCTTTTTTCAGGATTTCCGGTGTATGTGCGCAGAACCGGATCGGCGCGAAGACGATCAAAGGCCCGAGCCTCAATCTGGCGTGTGCGTTCCAGGCTTGTTCCCATAGCTTTGCCGGTTTGATCGAGGGTGAGAGGATTATCACCAAGCCAGCGTGTTTCGATCAGGTAACGTTCACGCTCTGGCAGTTCCGCAACAGCGGCGCGGACATCGCGTGCCAGATCGGCGCCAATGAGTGAAGCGTCGCTTTCAGGCAGAGCATCATCCACAAACAGGTCAATCATCGATTGCTCGCCGTCCGGCGCGGGTGCGTCGTAGGAGACGGTTACGGGATCACGCTTGCTGGTACGGATATGCAATGCCTGTTGGCACTCTGCACGAACACAGAAATCCAGAAGCGTTAGGAAATTGTATTTTCCCTCATGCTTCTGAACGGCGGTATAGAAACCTAGCCATGCAGCCTGCTGGAGATCATCAGAATCCACGCAGGATGTAGAGCGAAAGCGCCGGGAGACTGTGAAAGCAAACGCCCATGTTCGCTCCCACAGCACCTCCAGCGCTTCTGTATCACCCTCCTGCGCTTGCTTGATAAGTTTGTCCATCGGCGTTCCCCTCCGAAGCGACAGGGTTAATCGGGCTGCTCAGATAAGCGGAATAGCGCTCGATAGTTCGTTTACAAACGCCAGCGCCGCTCACAGCTTCGCGGAAAGCGCAGCCATCCAGCGCATACAGCTTCACAAAGCGGCGCAGATTGGGGTTTGCAATGCGCTGAGCAGCAACCTCTGCGTCTGTGCTGATTCGCTCAAGCTCTGCCTGCAAAGCCGCCAGGCGTGCGCTGTCACGCTCTGCACGGGCAATGAGCGTCTCTGCCTTTCGGCGTGCGGCCGGGGGAATCTCCTGCTGGAGGAGCAGCCGCAGATTGGTAGTTTGCGATTCGGCTTCTTTATGCTCAAGAAGGTCGGCAATTTCCAGATTCAGCGCACGGCAGCGCTGGAAAAGTGCGCGATCCGGTTCAGGGATGAAAGTTGTGGTGCGCGGCATGTGGCCTCCTTCCGTCTCACAGCTTCATCAGTTCAGCGAGTTCGCGCTTGATGCTGGAGGCGTAGCGCTCCCAGTTGCCGCCACAGGCCGTCACATGCTGTTCAGCTTGGCGCATGAGTTGATTATGTGTTTGCCAGTTACGTCGCTTGCCGCGGCATCCTCTGGCCTCGCGGCGCAGAATATCAAAGCCACCTTGAATACGATTCTCCATCAGCTTACCTCCATGTATCGGTCGTCTACCTGGGTAAAGCGCATAAGTGTGCCGTCAAAAACCAGTCGGCTGACACCTGTGCTGCCTTGACGGTTCTTCGCTACAGCCAGTTCTAAGCGCTTCCGGCTCTCCTGCTCCTGCCCATCAGGGCGATGAAGGAGAATTACAACATCCGCATCCTGCTCGATGGTGCCGGATTCTCGCAGGTCGGACAGGCGTGGCGCTCCGCCATTGTTGACAGAGGCACGGTTGATCTGGGCAGCGGTGAGTACAGGAACACTCAGTTCCATTGCCAGCAGTTTGAGCGCGCCCGTGATCTGTCCCAAAGCCTCCACGCGGGATGATGTTCTGCCGTCCGGCTGCATGATCTGCAAATAATCCACCACGATCATGTCAAGACCAGACTGCGCACGCATCTTGAGCGCAGCTCTGCGCACAGCCTCAGGCGTTCGTGCTCTCGTTGAAAAGCGGAAATTGTCGCCGGGAAGTAAGGCGTATGCATCCGTGATCGCGGCGATATCACCATCCGAGAGCATTTCCCGGTTATTGATTCGCGCAAGACTGGTGCCGGATATCGTCGCAACCATTCGCGAAACGTTCTCCACGTCGTCCATCTCGAGCGACACATACAGCACCCGCCTGCCAGTTTTGATTGCATGCGTCGCCATGGAACACATCAGCGCTGATTTGCCTACGCCAGTCCGTGCACCGATGACGTATAGCTTTCCGCCCTTGAATCCGCCGTTCAGTTTCATGTCCAGCCGGGAAAGCCCCGTCGAGATGCCCTTATCTGAGCTTGGAGATTCCAGCCACAGGGCAAAGGCGACCAGCGCGTCCGTGCCTTGTGTGAAGTCGTCAGAACTCGCCTGCGCTGCTGTCTGGTCAAGATAAGCGCGAGCTTTGGCGACGGTATCCTCCAGCGGTTGTGTAGTGTCCTGTGCTGCCTGTGCTGCCTTGAGAAAGAGTTCGGAGAGCTTGCGTCTCTGTCCCGCACTGCGTATGTTGGCTGCATGCTGGTCGGCAAGAGAGCCGCCGATAGCGGCTTCCTGCGTCAGCGTAATCAGCATTGAGCTGTC